GTCTCCTCCTATCAACGCGGTGTTACCCGAGATGATAAGTTTGGATAGAAACTACTATCCATCTCCTCAGGGGGATTATCCCCCGTTAGCCAGCGAGGCTAACCCATCGGCGTTTCGACTTGAAGCCGCCGCGCTTCACACTGGAAAGGAAGTCCAGCTCCACATCATCACTTGTGAGGTGATTTAATGGATCTGGCCACCATTCTTCTCGAAATTCATCGATTAGAATGCTGGATTCCTCGTCAGTTCTCGCTGTATGCGACCCTTTGCTAGAATCGTGTAGGCCGCAAGGCAGATCGGTGCAATACCGATCTTCTTGCAATCCTCCACGTAATAGCGGTGGGCAATCCATACAGTTGGATGCATCAACGCTTTGTGCATCAGACTCCACCGAAGCACTACTCTTGAGAAGAGTGGTACATCGCCGTCCGGCAAAGGACCAAAATGGTCTAAGTCGGAAGGTACCTCGAACGATCTCACGATCGTTCGCGCGTAGTGACGTCGTGATGCCCCATTTGTTGAGGCAGGCGATTTCGTCTCCATCTATTCTATCCTTCTTTTTAGTAGGATCGAATACTATCCTTTTTTGTCTCCAGTTATGAAGCTCAGGGTCGTAATGACAATGAGTATCAAAGAGGAAACTAAAATGGGATAGCCCCGAACCGGGTTTTCTGGAACGGGGGATAGTACGTTTCACCACTTGACGAAGCAAGTCGCGAATAGCTTGGGCAACCAACCACTGACCCTTCATATAGAAGAGATCTGCGGTGGCGTTCCAAGACATAACCGTACTTGCATCCCAGAGTCGTGAATTGTCATGCGGAACCATACGAGCATAAACGGGATTAACCGGTATGCCTGCATAGAAATCCGCACCACAAGATTCCCTAAAGGAAGAATCCTTAAAGGACTTGTTGACATTAACCTTAAGGGCATAGCTCTCAAGGTACTTCACGACAAAGTCCGTGTATTCTACAGGGATGATTATATCATCTCCATAGATATCAATCAATTTGCCATACCGGCGAATAGATTGAGAACTCGGACGCCCCCCATCTAGTATGTGCATAGCGCTTAGAATAAGGGTGTAAAACACCATTGATTCTACGGGAAAGCAAAGTGCTGAACCCATAGAAGCATACTTACTCAAGACTATGCTCTTACCGTTGGGTAAGACTGCATGTAATGAACGAGCATCCTCCAAGTACTCGAGGATCCCTGAGTTCTTAAAGATGCGTTGAACTAAGTGCAAATGCACCCGATCAGACGCATCTTTCAGGTCTAGCGTAGCTAGTCGTTTGTCAATGCTTGCAGTGTGAGCGAGTCTCTGATTGACATCTTGCCGCGCAAAGCGGATTGAATGTCTAGTCAGAGCGTGAGTCTCCAACGTTGTATATAAGTAATCCTTTAAGGACTGCTGCATATACTGAACGTGTGAAGGCTCTATCGCGATGACTCGTGGCGTCGTCTGCGTTTTAGGTACGAATACAACTCGCACAGGGAGTTCATCCCTTAGTTTGATGTATTCGACACCGTATTCGCCGACGTTACCTGCCCCGGTACTACTGACTGCCGCTGCGATTCCATAATTGGGATAGCAGTGTAAGTCAGAGGGGTAGGTAAGCTCCGATCTATGGTACCACTTTGTGATGCGATGCCTCTGATTAGAGGCATAGCGATCAGCAGTGACACCAGGGCCGTGATGACAAACAAGATCAAGGTTACTAAGCTCAGGAAAAACCTGAGACCATAGTATTCCGGAAATCTTGTCAAGGATAACATCCTTTCTCTCAATTTGAGAAGTCATACGACGGAGGTCGCCTTCTACTTCGATAAAGTGTCGTATAGCCTGAAGATTTCTCTTCGGACTACACTCAAGTTTCAACTTCTTAAAGAAGCGGCAAACTTGGCGTATGCCAGCAATGACATACGGACAGGGATTATCGAGTAGCTCACCATCAGAATTGAACACACGTTTGAAGAAACCTCCGAGAAATCGGGGGAGCCTTCCATGTCTGGCGAAAGCCGATGGACATGTGAACGTCCCAGTTTCGATACCCTGTAAAAGAGCATCATCAAGCTGAGGAAGGGTAATCGTCAAAAACGAAAGCCCCTCGTGTTCGCAACGATCTGCTATACGTAGCAGATCGCGTTCTACGGACAAGTCTAAGTCCAGACTGAGTTGTCTCAGAATGGCCTGGACGAGCATGGTCGGTCTTTTCACTGTAACCTCCTTTAAAGTGAGGAATACAGGACCGTCTAGGCTTACTCCAAATGGGAAGCTATGTGATTATCCCGTTGCAAGAATATACAACGTGATAACGATGAGAATAAAGGTAGTCACGACACACAGAATAGTAAAATCTGTAATATCGCGATTTTCCATTAAAACTCGCCGCCGAGAACCTTGTTATAATTGGCCGAAGAAAGCCAAGTCTTCAAGGCATCGATCACATAACCGATCTCAGTATCCGAGAATACTCCAGAACGCGGCTCGTCAATGACGAGATACGCACTGAAGCCTGACTCTTTGTTGACTGCCGAGATAGGATCTGCGGCAATCTTCGTTTGAGCCAGTCGGACCTCACGACGAAAGCGCGACGTAGTCACGTTTTGCTTAGTCGTCATGGACGTCTTACCATCAGCCGAGGTATAGATATTCTGCGTTGGGCCCTGTTGGACCCTAGGCAGAGATGTCGCTACCGCGTTAATGGTGACGGACTGTGGATCTGCAAGCACTAGAAGCTCCTAACTTTATTACGCTTTACAAGCATGCTTACTGAGCATGCGCAGTTTTGCTACTTTAGTCTAGAGAGCCCTAGAGCCCCCATAATAGCAGATTGCGACGGTGTAATTGAATTTATATTCGTCGCAAAACCAAAGGGATCGCCCCGAAGTCTAGTTTTACAACCAGACCGAAGACGCGATTGAGTAGTCACTGAGAATGGCTCAAGTGTTTTGTCTCTGAAATAGCCGGACGTACAATCAGTACGAACTTCAGTTTCAGTTTGACGCATCACATAAAACCATTCTGCAGCTAGACCTTCGACGACGTTAAGCGACGTATTGTCAAGAACATTGCCAATATGCGCATACCACTCGAAGAGCCAAGACCACGGAATTACGTTATAGACCTGATGAGGTGTAGGCCGGAATCCAAAGATTCTAGCTTTCATCTTTCTTGTCCATTCGATATTCCGCGGCCCAGAAGGCAAAAAGTATCGAAATGCGGCGGAAGCCCATACGATATCTCTTTGTATCTTCTGGAGTCTATAATTCCCTGGCTGACTGTAAAAATAAGTCACGAAACCAGGGCCCTGGAAATTTCCAGTCCCCAAAGTAGGGGGATCATAGACTTCGGATGCGGCTAAATTAATACGATGCCGCACCAGCTTACTCTCATCTCGGATGAGCTGATCAAGACGTTCCTGCCACTGTATTTGACTAGATACAAATGACCGGACGTCCTTTAGTAAAGCTTCCCAACCGAACTTGTTAGCGAGGTAAAAATCCCCCGCAAAATTAGCAAGTCCCTGGTCGTGAAACCTTTGCCTAAGCATAGCAGGGAAATCTTTCAGCTCGTAAGCTGCAACAAATCCTTGCATCATTGCTCGATCAGGCTTCATCTTCGCATAGGCTTCTGCGCCCCACGCTGCTCCATCAACTTGAGGAGCGTCGGTGTAAGTGTTTCGGTAACCCCAAACACTTCCATCGTAGTGGTGCTCAGCATATGCGTGTCCACCTTGAATAGTGCCTACATCGGCAGTACCAAGTTCAGCGTAGTTGTAAACTACTTTGAAATCTCCTCCAACCTCTCGGTTGGGGGGGAAATGTGGATACCCATAATTGCCATGCGACCAAATGAGTTGCTTCGTGCCCTGCTTTAGGGCAACGGAGTAATTCGTATCGACGCTGCCCGCATAGTCGGTGTGATACCGACCCATGTAGGTTTGATCGTTATACGTCTCATTTGGCATAGATGACCTTTCTAAAGGTTGGAGTGCTCCGTAGAACGTGGGGAGAGCTGAGAGGCTCT